GAACTGGAAGAGCTAGAACCTTCAAAGCTGATCGCCCCACAGCAGGACGTGGAAACCGTCGAAGCCTGGGCGGAACGTAACGGCCTGACATGCTCCATGGCTCGCGCTTGGGTCTANCGGGGNGTACTNCCNACCGTAAAGCTCGGCAAGCGCCGCATGATTAACAGTGCGCTGCTGCGTAGCTGGCTGCTGGAACAGGAGTGGACCGCATGATCCGCACCGTCTACGGAAAGCCAGGGGAGGGGATGGCCTATGCAGAAGCCGGCCAGCTATCAACGCCTTCCGCACGCCCAGGACTGCGACTGCTCTGTCTGCTGGTCCAGACGCGAAATGGTGAAACCCGCTCCCTCCCGGTCCACACAATGCGCCCAATGCCGCCCCGCGTATGCGCGGCCGATTCGCACGCTACAAATGGGTTGCGTCGGTGGAATCTGGAAGCCTCTGCTCTCGGACTGGAAGGTGGAACCGGCCTTTATCTGCGAGAAGCACACGCCACCCGACNGCCCCTCGAAGTGGTGGAGCGTTGCTTACCAAGATTCAACCTCGGCGCCGAGCGAGCAATTTCCGTTCTAGCCGAAGTCCCGACCGAAGCTGAACAGGTCCAGGGCCGCGCTCCCGGCTCGTCGGATCACGCTTCACCGATCCGGCGAACGGAAGCACGGGCGGAGCGCACCCTTGACCCTGCACGAACCGAAACAGCCTCCGCTCGTGAGTGCGGGAGCGCTTTTCCCTCCCGCGCTCACGAGCCCTCGGCGGCGAGAGTGGGATGACAAGGGCGAAGCCCTTGGTGTTTAGAGNGTGAGGTTTATTAATTAATTTTGTTTTGAGCGTGGAGTGTAAGTGTCGATTCGTCGCTATTCATGCCAATAAACCACGCAACNTGATAATTCCTTGAGTATGAAAAAAGACCGTTTCAAGCGCGTATAANTAGAGCTACGAATTAACCCGCAAGCCAAGTAACAAGCCGGTCGCAGTGAAATTACTTTTTCACTCGCTCGGGATCGCTCGGTCTGCAGAAAGCAAAGCAGCGCAATAAAGCGCAACTAGAGAGAGGAAACACAAATGGCACGTTCGACTATGGAAGTTGCATTTCTCGGCACTCAACGCTTCGACGGCGAAGCCGGCCAGAAGTACATCAAGGTCTTTTACGGCGATGAGCCGGACGGCAAGACCGAACACGGCCTGTCGATTATCGGCATGGCAGCAGCGGACGAAGTAGCCGACGAAATCTTCGCAGCCGGCGCGCAGTTCGAGCCGCTGCAACTGGTGCGCATCCATTTCGAGATTGCCCGTGGTGGGCAAAACAAGGGCAAGAATCTGGCGCTCCAGCTCGAAGCCGTCCAGACCCGAGCCGCTGCCGAAACCCCGCGCACCCCAGCTCAACCCCAGGCCAAAGCCGGCGACCCGGCCAAGGCCAACTAACCGGGAGGGCNGGCCATGCTGATCGATGACCGGGTGTANTGCGATTGCTGCGGCAACGACATGGGCAAGCTCATGGCGCTGCCCGCGCCGCAAAGCGACCTGCTGCCCGACCTCAGCCTGCCGCCCCACTTCGCCGTCTGCCCTGACTGCGAACCCTCCGAACAAACCGCCGACCTCGAGCAGGCCGGCGAATGACTTACGCGCTCACCTGCGACGGCACCGTCTCGGTCGATGCAGGCGGAGCGCCCCTGTGTTCCGGGGGCTGGGTCTTGATCCAGCTTCCAGAACCGTTCGACCCGAGCCAACTGGACCCCGCCGTACTGGCCCAGGTGTTCGGCGTCGGATTTGGCCTCGTAACCACCGTGCTCTTGATCGGCATCGGCTGTAAGGCCGTTCTCGATTTCATCAAGCACGCCTGAAAACCANCTTGGAGTTACCACCATGCAGCAACTCAAACGCATTTCCCGCGACTTGGCCCTGGCCGTTCCCTTCATCGCAGCAGCCTCGGCNTCCCATGCGGCCGGCTGGGACTACAGCACCCTCACCGATGGCGTGGACTTCTCCACCATCGCGGGTGGNGTCCTCGCCGTCGCCGCCCTGCTGGCAGCGGTTTACGCCGGCATCAAGGGCGCCCGCGTCGTCCTCGGCTTCCTGCGTTCGTAACGCTTCCCNGCAACCCAGGCCGGCCTAGTGCCGGCCTTTCTCTTGGTGAGGTAGCCATGCAAGCGCTCTGGGAGTTCGCCTTCTTCTGCATCGGTGCGGCGTGCGCCTACGGTATCTTTTCGAGGTGGTGATGAAGACGAACTCGTTAATTCGTTTGCTGTGCGGGCTTTTTGTTTTGGGCGCGTTTAGTACCCAAGCTCATGCGGTCACCATTCACCATTATTTCGGAAAGGTCGGGACGCTTATCACGACTGCGCAGCGTACTGCTGATGGCGCCTGCCGCGCGCTTTACTCCGAAGAAATCATTACAGCCTACGTGCATCTTTCTACTGGCACCGGGACCACCGCCGGCCAGTGTTACGGTCGCCTCAAGACCGGCACATCGCAAAGCGGGGTTGGCACGTGGGAGCGCACTGAAGTCGTTTGTGAGCACGGTTCTACCGATGGTTTTACCTGCGACCAGCCCCCTGCGCCGAATCAGTGCGAAGCCACCAACGGCCAGACGGTTAGCCATGAACACTTGATGAAGTCGGCAGTAGGCCAGCCGACCATCGACCCTCCCGGCTCGGTCTGCGGCAACGGCTGCCAATACGCCTTCACCTACACCGCCGCCTCCAATGTGTACGTCTACAGCAGCGGCAATCCGCCCGGCGTGTTCGGGGTGTACTCGTACAGCGGCAACGGCATCCAGTGCANCGAAAGCACGCTCAANTCNCCGGGNGATCCCTCNGCAGGCGATACGCAGAATCCTGACGACACACCGCCCCCGGANACCGATAACAAGTGCCCNGNNGGNTACACCTACAACGGCACCTTCTGTTCGCCNAACACACCGCCGCCNGATCCNGACGGGCCGACCGATCCGACCGATCCGACTGACCCAACCGATCCCGCTGACCCTGGCGATGGTTCAGGCGATGGCGGTGGCGGCGGTGGTGGTGGTGGCGGTTCCGATGGGGGCGACGACGGCGATGGCAGCGGCTCGGGAGACGGTGACGGCTCCGGCGACGGTGAGGGAGACGGCGATGGATCGGGCGGCGGTGGCGGCACCGGTACGGGCGACGGCGAAGGTGAAGGCGAGGAAGAAGGCGCAGGCTCAGGCCCCGGCTTCTGCGATGGCGACGACTGCGGCTTCGTCCCGCCGACCTACTTCGACGGTGCCGAAAAGGTGCCCGGCTTTGAACAATCGCTGACGCGCATCTTCGACGGCATCAGCAGCTCGCCGCTGGGTAGCTCCGTCGCGGCCATCGCCTTTCCATCCAGCCCCGGTGTGTGCCCGGCCGGCACGGTCAACCTGTTCGGCAAGCCGATCACCTTCGATGGTCACTGCACCCTGTGGGCTGAGATCTCCGGAATNTTCTCCGCGCTCATGCTGGCCGTCTGGTGCCTGCTGGGCGTGCGTATCGTCCTGTCTTCGTGAGGTGCCGCCATGCTTGAAAAGCTAGGTCGTTTCATTGATTGGGTGTGGGCCTTCCCTGCGAAGATTCTCAAATGGCTGCAGGACGCCTTCGACTCGGTTATCGACTTCATCGAGACGCTGCCGCAGTGGATCTTCTCGCAGATGGCCGAAGGCATCGTGGCGTTCTTCAACGCCATACCGGTGCCGGACTTCTTCCGCCAGGCCGGCAACGCCATGCAGTCGATTCCGCCGGAAGTGCTGTTCTTCGCGCACATGTTCCGGCTCGATTTCGGCGTCACCACCGTGTTGCTGGCGCTGACGATCCGCTTCGTCATCCGCCGCCTGCCGCTCATNGGGTGACCTATGGCGATCGATGCATACACCGGCATGCCCGGCCACGGNAAAAGCTACGGAGTCGTTGAACACGTCATCATTCCCCAGCCTGAANCAGGGCCGGCACGTGGTGACCAATATCCCGCTNCAGGTCGATGCNCTGCTGGCCGAGTTCGGCGGCACCATCGCGCANCTGCCGGCNGACTGGTTCGAGCGCCGCGATCTGGCCGAGCTGGCGCCCAACGGCTGCGTGCTGGTTCTCGACGAACTCTGGCGCCGCTGGCCGAAGGGGCAGAAAACCAACGCCGCGCCGCTCGAAGACAAGGCGCTGCTGGCCGAGCACCGTCACCGCGTCGACGACAAGGGCCAGTCGATGCGCGTGGTGTTGGTGACGCAGGATCTGGAACAGATCGCCACCTGGGTAACGCTGCTGGTCGAAACCACCTACCGCATCGTCAAGAAGTCGAAGAAGTACTACCGGGTCGATATCTACCGCGGTGCCGCCAAGGGCCAGCGGCCACCGAAAACCGCCCTGCTGCGGCAGACGGCGGGCACCTTCAAGCCGACCGTGTGGTGCTACTACCAGTCGGCCACGCAATCGGTCACCGGCGACGTGGGTGACGAATCCAAGGCCGATGGGCGCGCCTCGCTGCTGCGCTCCTGGGGGCTGTGGGGTTTGATCGGCATCGTCGTGGTTGGCGGCGTGGTCGGCGTCATGGGTGTGCGCTCGTTCTTCAACACGCCGCCGGTCAAACCTCCGCCGCCGCCTCCCGTTGCCACGCCAGAGCCAGCGAAGGCTGCACCGTCGCGCGCCTCCCGTGCGGCCACCGCCGTTACAGCAAACCCG